TGTCTATCTTTTCATCATAATACCAAGCCGGATAAGCTGAAAGTATCTTTCCATTAGTATCATTTCTTTCTCTATCAACAGCGCCGAAAAATTTGATTGGGTCTGACATAAAATCTCCTTGTTTTCGCCTCCCCGCTATTTCAGGGGAGGCTGCATAGTAGGTTTGTTAAAGTTATCCTTAGTCAACAACATCAGACGTAGAAGCCACACCGATATTAACAAGAGTAATATCGTCATCTTGGACTCCATTGTAAGACGAAATATAAACAGACGTATCATCAGCAGTTGTCCAGTCTCCGATGTAGAACAAAGAAGAACCTTGAACAGCTATCATTCCGTTAACATCTGAAGTAGAGAACGCACCTGTCATTAAGGCTGAGCCTGTAATCCCAGGGATACTTAAAAAACTACAGTTTTTATACATTGTGAATCTGTCACAATAAGTATGTGCTACCATTTTTGAGGTAGTAACAGAAGTGTATCTGCTGAATATACAGTCTTCAAAGATTGTTCTTGGAACACGAGCTGCTACACCAGTTCCAGTGATGTCTATTTCAGCAGCGTTAGTGGCCCGAATAACTGTATCCAATCCAATATAGCAATGTTGAAAAATGTTTTCAGCCGCCGGATAAATAACAGCTAAAGAACGAGCTCCAGCAGTATCCATCGAAGTATCTCCCATACCAGAAATCTGGCAGTTGACGATTCTGTTTCTTTGACCAGAAACTACCATCGCTCTTGGAGATGTAGCGGTTGAAGTGGCTACTCCTTGATAAATCTCAAGATTCGCAATACAGCAATTATCTGCTGAAAGCGTGAATAAATCCTCAACTGTTTTTGATGTTGATAACTGTGCAATTCTTGAACGCTGTCCTATCATAACGCCACTTCCGACACCGATAAGATGCACACCATCTTTTGCCCAAGCTAAAGCAGTTGCTTGGTAATCGGTAGTAGCTGAAGCTGAATTGCCTTCAGTGTACAGAAGGACTATATCATTCTTGTTTGCAGTAGCTTTTGCCTGTGCCTTAACAAGTGTTTTAAAAGCGGTGTCAGCGGTCTTGCCGTCCCTGCTGTCTCTGCCGCTATACGGTTTAACATGCCATATCTTACCCTGCGTCATGGCGTTTAAAGCGAGTATGGTTGAATATGCGTTATTAATCATTATATTCTCCTTTTTGGTCATGCGGGGCTTTTTACACCCCGCACAATTTGTCAATTAAGTTCAGTTATTAAGTTACGTGCTTGTACCCGAATCTCCAACCAGATGAACCAAAACCGGTTCTGAAATACACGGCAGTCCGAACCTGATATGTACCCCAATCAATCGTTGTTTTGATTTCAGGAGCCACCTTGTTCAGATGAACCATGTACTTTTTGACCCATGATTTTGATACAACGTACCAGTCGGATGTGCTGTAATCGTCAAGGCGTTCCCAAACAAACGGGGTATAACGATTATACATTACATTCTTCAGGCCAACTCCTTCTGCGATATTATAACCCATGTCAGTTTTGAGAATTTCTTCAAGAGTAAACTGAAGCGTCATAGGTACAATGACCATATAATCAGAAGGCGGGGCATATCTCTCACCGTTATCGTCTTTTAACAGACCCATAGCGATTATGGTTTCTGCCAAAGACGTTTTGGTTAAAGCGTCTGCACCGAGATTGTCAAAACCGGTTGTCGTTGAAACACCGGTCTTTGTGGTGTGTGAATTTGAGAATATGCCGACACTTTCCTCATTTACGGTTACGAAATCAAACGAGTTCGATTCACCGTTGACAAAAGGACTTGCAGAAAGTTTCTCTTTTGTTCTCTGAGCAGCTTCCATCATTTCAGCTCCACCGTCTTCAATGACATTGTGCTGGTCGTCATCAAGAAGTGTACGCTGCCAAATGGCTTCTGCGGCATACTGTGAGGGCTCAACCCTGACATGGAATCCGGGCGATTTTCCAACAGTCGTTAATGAACCGTTGAAAGCCGGTATATCAGGAAAACCTGTAAGTGAATAAAAATCCAACCATCCACCGGGGCAACTCTTTGTCGTATAGAGCTTGTCGATATAGGAAGGAAGGGAATCAAATTTCTGTTGTGCGACTTCACCGATTTTCTCTTTCAAGAATACAAATTCGGATTCAGTCATAGCTGCGTTTCTTGGCATGGTTTATCCTCCTTTCTATTAAGCTCTGACTTTAGCAAAGTTATCGCCGCCGAATCTGAACTCGACGAACTCTTGCCCGGCTACTGAAAGATCAAGTCTTTCTACTTCCACATGATAATAATGTGAATTGAGCGCCGGAGAAAATGATGCTTCTACCCAAAGACCAACCGTTGCACCTAATTGCATAACAGCCGTGCTGAAATATCTTAGATGCGTTGCAACAAACGTATCTCCTATTGCGATATCGTGATTCATTGCCTGTGTCCAAGTATGGACAGTTGTTGAAGTCGTATCAAGAATACGATATGCGCCTTTATTTGCACCTTTCCTGCAATAAATGGTAGCCTGATTTGCAACAGGGGTAAACTGTGTTGCATTGGTCGTAGTCCCAAGACCATCCGTGCTTGCTACGGTTGCAGTTAAAAGTGTTGGAGCTGTACCAACAGCCGCATTAAAAATGTTGCCACGAATTGTGGTATTAGTGCCTTTGATAAGTTCCACGAGAACCATCGGCCTATGATCTGATTTACCAAAAACACCATCAACCATTGAATACTCAGTCGCATCTCCATGAGAAGACCCGGCAGCAACGGCTGTGATGTAATTGGTTTTATAGGTTGCACTGTAGAGCTGAGTCTTGAGATTATTGCCTAAACACACACCAAACGGAATATCCAGATTGCTTATATTGGATATGCCCGATGCTGCGGCTAATGGTATAATACCATCTGCAACTGCTGACCAATCACAGGCAACAAGTGACCCATTATAGATAGTAGCGCCCGGCTCTACAGGAACCCATATTTTCTCTCCTGCATCCTTGACTATTGAGAAAGCCATATTTCTATCTCCTTATTGGTTTAATTTAATCTTCCCTGAAATTTAAACATCCAAGTGGACATCCACCTGAATGAACAGGGGTTAATACTTCCGGCAACTTATAAGGATTCTCGAAGGCGTCTAATTTGAGGCCGACTATGCCACGTTGCACAAGCATGGTTACGAGGGCAACTCCGCTATTCATGCCGTCCATACCTGCTGTGCCCTGTCTGCTTCCACCATCCGAAGAAAACACTCTATCCGGTCTGGTATAGGAAGTCTGACTACGATGGCTTTCCCGTTGCTTTTCATACACAAAACCACAATTAACGCATCTGACATAAAGACCTTCCGTATCGTTCTCGAGAGGGATAGGGCTTCTGCCTGATGGGGTTATCATGGTTATTTACCTATTTGTTTCGCCGCTCTTTGTGCGGCTTCATCTGAAAGATTATATTTCTTCTGTAACGCTTTCATTTCTGCTGAAAGAGCAGTGCCTTTTTTAGTCGGAGCGGTTTCGCCACCGCCACCACCTAAATTCTCAGGCTTCTTGTCCTTATTCTTATCAAGCGGATTTTTCTTTGTTTTGCTATTCTTCTTCTGTATTTCCACTTGAGCTTCCAGAAAATTCATTTTTGCATCAATTTCAGGTATGCCGGTATGTCGTGTAAACTTCTTTTCAACTCGCTGTGCTATTTGTTCAAATTCAGCATCATCAATTTCAGAACCAAGTCTGCCGACAGCAATAGCCGCTTTCCTGTTATATTCATCTTTGACATTGAGAGTTTTGTTCACTTCACCGGGAATAACCTTTGGCAATGTTACTTTCAGTGTGTCAAGAATCAACTTCCGCATATCGCCTTTACGAAAGGATATTTCTTCATCATCATCAACGAACTTTGTGTCATCACCGAAATCCAGACCAATATCGGACTTTGGTACTGGCGGTTTATTAATCTTTTCAAGAGCTTCTTCAAGAGCAAGTTCAAGGTTTCTTACCTTCCGACCAAGCTTTGATCGCTCTGAATTATCCTCTGGTTCTGCCGGAATTTCAGGTTCAGTTACTTCCGGTTCCGTAACTTCTGCTTCTGCGGAAGGGGTTTCAACAACCGCTTCAGCTTCAGGTGTGGTTACTTCCATGTTAAAAATCTCCTTTTAGTTTGTTAATCAGTTCATCTTGAGCGGATATAATCTTTGCCCAAATACCGAATATTTCGTCTAAAACCTTTACCTTTACGATTAACTCAGGATCTTTATCACCTTCAAATATCTTTTCGTACACCTCCTTTGTTAATTTTATATGTTGTGATAACAGAATTTTACCGAGTTCACTTGTAATTGCTTTATAGTATGGATGTCTGTCGGCCATGACTTTTAACATCATATGAGTTCTTGCTTCACCATGATTTGCTATGGCAATATTCAGGTCTTCATCACTTAATCTGGTATCGTTCATGCGTTACCTCTTGCCATGATTTCGTCCTGTCCTTGTGGTATGCCCTGTTCGTTACTTGCACCTTCTCCTGTTGCCATGTCTTCTGGATTTGCACCTGAAGGCATTGCAGGAACTTTCTCGTTTAATAATTTATTAGCGAAATTGGCATATTCCTTGCCAGATAACAGAGCAATTTCAGTAACAATGAAATTTATCATTTTTGCTAAATCAGGATGCTGAACTCCCATTAAAGTCTGTAAAAGCTGATTCCATCTTTGTATTTTAGCGCCCTTGCTCTGCTCGGATTCAACAGCCTGAGAGACAGGTTTAAACCAGAAATCATAATCAGGGTTGAAATTGTATATGGCCTCTCCCATAAGTTTCATACCGGTTTCCGGTTTTGCAAATGCGTATGTCATCTGCTGAATCATCCAGTATAAATCGCATGAATATGTATTCTCAAAAGTCAGGTCTTTGTATTTATCCCTTTTGGAAGAACCCATAGAAGCTGCATTTGTCGCTGTTGCGGTTGTACTCGCCAGAGAAGGCACGTTACCCATATCCTGCGGGTACTTGGAGGTTATCTGCTGCATTGAACCTCGGTACATGCTGTACATGCTCAATGCACCCTGAACATCATCTGTGAATTTAAATTCCATGATTTCGTTAGGGTCTGTGTTCCATCTCATTGCATGACCGGGTTTGATGAAAATAGAATCATTATCGGTAAGCGTTGAATCCTTGACCTTTAATACCGGAAGAGTTGCAAGCATGGCTCTGTCATTTGCAACATTGATGGTATCGTTCATGCCAATTTGAAGTTCTCTGGCATATTTGCCATCACCTACACCAGAATCTATCTCAGGATGAATATAGCATAGACCTCTTATAATTGGTCTATACGGATTACCGTTCATATCGACATAAGGCGTTTCGTAAAAACCTATCATTATATGAGTACCATCAATATCAACTACCGTAATTATGCACTCAGCTAACCGGGCTTTGTCCATGACTTCGCCATCTTCTTTTAGACCGGGAACTACTTTACCCCTTACATCCTTTACCCAGAACTTACCGAATCTTTCATATTTATCAAAAGAAGTTGGCAATGTGGTTGAAGATATGGTCTTGTTGCCATCCTTAGTATCCTTCTGTCCACCAGTAGCGGTACTGGCCTTTTCTTTTACAATATCAAGATTGAAATAACCGTATGCGTCTTTCTCGGTTAAAAGAGTTTCATAATCGGTACTCGACCATATAATCACCCATTTCTTTTCCTGAACTGAATACACATATTCAGGACTGCACTTCACGTTGCGTGGATCAAGAACACAATAATCAAACTCATCTTTTATTATGATTGTCTGAGGTATTTTTATTTCAATGCCGTATTCGTTTACCTCGGTGATAATGTCGGTTTTTTGTTCCTGTTTCCACCACGCTCTTGCAAATGTATAACCGTTTATGGTGTTTATCAGTTTTGCTCTGACAAACTTATGATAATGATGAAGGCTTCTGCGATTTAAGGTTGTATTTATTAACTTCTTTGTTGCTTTTGCAGCAGCCTGCGCTTCATCAGAATCGTTCATTACATACGTTTCTACAAAGTCTAAAGATGAGAAATACTGGTCAACATCATTTGCAGACTGCACCAACATATGAGTTGCAAATTCAGGCATTGAAATATTCGACTGCCACTTATAATTCTTTTCAGACCGGATAGAATCGAACATATCAAGATGAGCCTGATATTCTCTGTTGTCACTCGGAGATAAACCCCATTCTCTTTCTATGACATCTTTATTTATCTTCTTCTCAAGTTCTTCGGAATATTTGTGTTCCATCAACTCACCTTGTTATTGAAGAATTTATATTCGTTTTCTTTTGGCGGTGTTGTCGATCTTGGCACGAATCTTGAATCTTTCAAAAGACCTTCAAGTGCGGTGCAATAATGAGAGAATTTCTGTGAAGGCTTGAACTCTTTCTCATCCTTCTTCCCATGACGCAGATTCTTGGTTTCATCAAGACGCCAGTGCTTCAGGCTTCGTGCCATTTCTATACAGTTATTAAATATCCATATTGTAGGTATTCTGATTTTAATACCATTCTGAACAACCAGATTATTAAATGGCTTGCCTACCTTCAAAGAACCCTGCAATCTCTGTCTTATTGCATTACGTCCGACATCACCTTTAGTGTTAAAGACTTCCCATACTCCACCGGAACACTCGTCAAGTTTTCTTAATTCCATGAATATTTTATTCATTTCCTGCACCGTTGTTATGCCGGTGCTTGAATTTATCTGGTTTGCATACGGGTCTATGACGTTTATCTTATATTTCAGAAAACGCCTTCGACTTGCTATTTCTTCACAGATTGTCTTAGTGACCCACTTATCGTCCGGCGCCGGGCTGAACTCGTCAAAGATAAACAGTTCATTGTCCTGACTTAAAGACACCCATGCAATAGCATGAGGTTTATGAGTATGATAATCGTAGGTACGGGCAAGATGACATTTCTCAAAGAACGGTTCCCAACCAACTCCTTCAAAAAACTGAGCTGGATTTATTACATGCCGGTCAAACGAAAATTCCTTAAAGATTCTGCCTGTTGACTGTCTGTGGATTCCATATCGCCTTGTTGCTAAAGTTTCTGGGTCAGAAACGTCTTTATACATTTCTTCAACAACTTCTCCGCTTAATGTCGGATTATCGTCAGTTGCGGCCTTGATTACAGCAAAGTCATATCCGCTGTTTGCATATTCAATCTGTTTTGTGCTGCGTCTTATGTTCTTTTTGGCATACTCGGTGTATGCTTTAGACGCTAAAACCATGCTGGCTTTTTCGTGTATTTCATCAAAAGTCCAGCTGACATGAATCGCTGGTGTAACACCCAATAGAATATCACCATCTTCAGCAACAAGTCGTCCAGGATATTGCTCTTCCCAGAAATCAGCGGGCGGTTCTTCATCCGTAAGGCATGAAAGTCTCTGTTTGCCGGCGGTGCTTTGTACCGATTGAGAATAAGCCACGAACTCTATAACTATGTTCTGACCGTCATATCTGAGTCCGTTGAAACTTCTGCCTTCATTTGGATTATTTAAAACAATCGTAGGTGTTCTTGTGGATATATCCATTCTTCTGCCAAATTTGTCTCTGGAAATCATGTAATCTGGCAACCATTTCTTTAATTCAGGATACATTGTTGACCTGACTTCGGTAACTGTCTTGTTATCACCAAAGCCGAAGCTGCTCTTGTCTGTCGGTATAATCTCACAAGCAAGTCTGAATACGTGCGATTTCCTCTTATGTATCCGTATTCCACTACCGCAGAAAGGGCATTTCATTCTTTTAGGCAACCGCATTTTATTCCAGGTGCC